ACCTTCCGGGACTTTGTCTCCAATCACTATCTTCATTTTGTCTCCTTGTTTGTGTTGTGTTTTCCCGCCTTGGTTAGCGGCTTAGGCCCGCACGGGCATAAATTCCTGCCAGGATCTCGTCCGGCGTCTTGCGCGTGTCGCCGGTCTTCGTCTGACCGAACTTCGCGTTGAGCTGGTCCACCGTCACCGGCTTCGGCTTGTTACGAGCCACGATCTTGTCGAGGATGGCGTCGGCGTCCGCTTCCCGCGCCAGCACGGTGTTGAACGGGCTGCCGGAAGCCCGGACGGCTGCGGACGCGGTGGCGTCGGAGGCTTTGAACGCAGTTGCAATGGTTTTGTGAAAGTCAGCAAGTCCGCTATGAAACTGAGCCCTTCCAGAGTGGACTTTGTAGTCCAAACTAGATTTGTCTTTCTCTCCTTTGCTTGCCTTTTCATGAAGCTCTGACGCCAGGCTATGGAGTTTTGAAACCTCAGCGTGGTCTGGATTTTCGGATTCTTCGGCATCCCTCGCTTTTGACGACGCTCCCCATGCTTCTCGCCTTCTAGCCGCCCATGATTTCTTTACGCCCTCGCTCGTCCCCGCCGCCGTCACCGCGTCGGCTTCCCGCGCCTTGACCGGCTTCATTTCGATGAACGCCGGGCGGTTCGTCAGCGTCCCCACGCAGAAGTCCACGCCCGTGATCTGCGCCGGGTTGCTCCGGCTGCCGCGCACGCCCTCCGGGAACCGCAGCGTACCGCCGTCCTCCGTCGCCTTCGCGTAGTCCGCGTCCGTTGTAAAGCTCGGGCTCCACGAGCGGTGAACCTTCCCGTTCACGTTGTTTGCCCCGAGGCTCGTCGGCTCGGCTGCCAGGTAGACGCCGTCCTCCTTCCACTCGAACCCGCACGACGCGCTCACGCACACCGACGCCTCGTGCTCCCGGTGCTCGATACACCCGAACGGCTGCTGCTTCGGGCGCTCGGCCCGCCACGCGTCCAGGCTAGCCTGCACCGCCTTCGCCGTTGACTCGTCGCACTGCACGGTCAGCTCGATGCTGCCCTTGCGGAACCCAGCCGTGATGGTGTGCGTACCGGCCGGCATGAACATGAACGATACCGGGACGCCGACCTCCCAAGCCGCGCTCGCGCCCAGCGCCGGGCCGACCGAGCTGGTAGCGCGGCAGTGGATAACGTCGTCGCTAGCCTTCACGACCTCACTCCGCTTCAAGCTGACCAAGCACGCCTTAACTCCGAGGTGCTCGTAGCTGGTGTGCTCCAGCCAGTCTTCGTGTTCCAGTCCGCAGCTATTGCATTTCATGGCTTGGTCTCCTTTTGCTCCGCCCGTTCCCACGAGAATACGTGCTTCGGCGTCGCCAGCGGGTTCAAGTCCAGCGGGTGCTTCTTGGCCGGCGGCACTGGCACGATGGGCTCTTTGTTGAAGTGGGCTTCTCGCTTGGCGTAGCCCTGAGGAGGGTAGTTCTCAGCCGCGTATCCAGCTTCGACGTATTCCTTCAGTGTTGGCCCGTCAGTTCGAAGCGGGTCGCCCGGCTTCCAAGATTCGACCACGGCTTTTGTGACCGCAGGCTCACCTGCGTTTAACTTAGATGGCGATGGTTCATCTGGAACGCTCGCCGCCGTGGTCGTGCCCGCTGGCTCGTTCTCTTTCACGCCATGCCACATGTGCTTGGCCGATTCAGACGGCTCGGTGCGGGAAATTGTCTTTGGGTGCTTTGCCATAGTAGTGTTATTTCAAAATGCTAAATCGTTTACTGAAGAAAGTTGTGTCCCATACGCCAGCTTCTCCGCTGCTAAAGGTGCCAACATCAAGCGTGCAAGACGTAGTTACCACTTGCTTCACAGAAGCTGACTTGTCCCAGTCGCCGCCCTTCTCTGTGACCTCGAATGCCATCACGTTCCGGTTCAATTCGTTGTCGTGAAACTTGCCGAGGTTTTTGATGCTTGTGGGCATATCAGAATCGTTTGGTTAAACCTTCCACCACCGCCTCAAGCGCCCGCACCTCTCCGTTCCGGTGCGCCGCCGTCTCCGCCGCCGTCAGCTTCGCTTCCAGCTCGTCTAGCTCCGCGTCTGTGGCGTGGACCAGCGCGTCCCGGAGCTTCCGCTCGTGGCTCGCCCAGATCGCGTCCTTGGGCCGCCTGGCGCTTGCCTTGGCCGCTTCCTGCGGCTGTTGTGCCTGCTGCGCCTCGCCTTGCAACGCCATCGACGCCTCGGCCTGCATGACTTGTTTGTTCAAGTCCTCCTCGAACATCTCGTCCGCCGTCTTTGCGCCTTCGTAGATCGTCGCCTTGCCGTCCACGATCACTTCGTCGCCTACGCTCGGCTCGGTCAAGCTGTTCTCCTTGTAGAACTCGCCCTTGGAAACCGGCACCCGCGTCGAGAGCAACTGCACCCACCGCGCCGCCTGCTTCTCGGGGCTCGCTACCTCGGTGAAGTCCGGCTCGATAACCGGGCACTCGTCCGCGCCGTTCGGACCGTAGTTGGCAACCAGCACGGCCTTGGCGAACTGCTCCGTCAAACATGCCCCAATCTGTCCAGCCAGCGCCTGGATGCGGTCGCGCTTCACGTCCTTGTGCGCGTCCTCGCCGCCGAGCTTGCCCGGCGTCGCCGTCGTCGTCCCAGTCTGGCCCAATAGCAGGTACTGCGGCGCTTCGTCCGCCTGCTTCATTAGCGTGACGATCGGGTTGTCCTTGCTCAACGCCTGCGCCGGCACGACCTCGACGTCCACGCTCATCGGCGTTAGCATGTAGTTGTTCGCCCCGGCGTCCCGTAGCCGGTTCTCGATGGTCGTCTGCTCGGTCGGGCTCAAAGCGCCCGGCTGGTACTTGCCTTTGAGGAACGGCGTCCCGTGCTTCTGCGCCATCACGGCGATCCACTCGCGCCCGTAGATCCAGTAGGACCACCACGGCCCGAGCGGGTGCACCATGCCGCTAGACAGGCTCGAACCGCTCTTGCTCATGTACTGGTAGCACAAGAACTTGCCGGCCATCTCTTGCGCGCCAATCGGCCTGACCTTCTTCGAGAGGTCGAGGTTCGTCCCGAGCTCGGAGTCTGAGAGGATGGCGATGTTGCCCTTGCTGTCGAAAGTGTAGTGCCTCGGGTGGACCCACGTAGCAGCCTTCGGCAGTAGCTCGCCGCCGACCTGCGTCCATTGCAGCTCGTTCATCGACATGCCGATGCTTACCGCGTCGCACATGTTGTAGATCAGGCCGCCGAATCCCTTCTCGTCGTTGAACGGGTTCGGCGCAAACGAAATGATCGCCCGGCGCACCAGCTCGGCTTTCTCCTGCGCCCGCTTGCTCGGCTTCTCGCACTCGCCGGCGAACGCCCGCACAATCCAGCGCGAGTCCGCCACGCCTTGCTTCAACTCGTGCAAGCACTTGCGATACATCGGCCAGGAGGACTGCATTAGTCCGTCCAGCTGCCACACCTGCCAGATGTCGCCGCCGAGCCCAGCTCGCTTGATCTGGTCAACCTGCTTCGGGAGTAGCTTCGACGGTAGCGCAAGCCACCACGACTCTCGCGGATCAGACGTGATGATGCGCCGCCATTGCGTAGCGGATTCCTGCGGTGGTTCAGGAGCGACGAGCGGGACGGTGCTCGCACGGTTCGGGCGGGGGGAGGCAGACGCGACAATGGACCGTGCGTGGAACTCAGTTCCAGTCACGGCCAGCTTTGGCGAACTGCGTTTTACTTCAAACCCGAGTAGGTTCAAATCTCAAGCTCCTTGGCGTCCGCCGCCCGGAACTGGGCGGCTGCACGTCCTTGCTTGAGCTAAATAAACGCTTTGAAGGGTGAAAACAAAAGCGGAAAGCGACTAATTAAAAATTCTCGACGCCAAGAGACTTCACTGGCTCGTTCGGTGCTTGCGCCATGTCAGTCGCCACCGCCAGCAGCAGCATCGGGTTTTGGTTGTCGCGGCTCATTGCCTTGGCTACCGGGATTGCCGCCGCGATTGGATTGGTTTCTCCGGTCGCCTTCATTTGCAGTTGGAGCGCCGTTCCAATGTCGTCCATGAGTTCAGGCCATCGGTCGCCGTGCAGACGCTTGAACATGGCTAGATTATCTTTGAGTTGGCTGGAGATTTCGAAGCACTGAACAACCATGCGCCCCGACCCACACGAGTTTTTTGGGTGTGCATTCATCGCGATTTAGTAGCTGTGCTCATAGTTTCTCCTTCTTCGGCCACGGTCGCCCCGGGCCGCGCCGCTTGCCGACCACGAGCAGCCCGCGCTTGATGGCCGCCGCCGCAATGGCGCGGCACTGCGCCGGGGTCAGCGGCGGCTCGGTCGGTCTCGGCTTCATTGTCGTTCCAAGGTGCTTGTCCATGATTAGCCCTATGGTGGCCATCGCCTTTAGACGCCAGCGCCCACCCGATAGACTTCTCTCGGCGTTGCCGTTAGCCGCGAGTCCCGGTCTCCGGGTGGGCCTGCTCCTTGGCGTGTGGGACGAAGGTTCATAGTCTCACATCCGAAAGCTGTCCGCCGGCAGCCGGGTCTCGACCACGCGGCTGTAGACCTCGTCGCGGGGCACGGCTAGAAAGTCCGTCACGCTGGTTATCGCGCCGCTCGGCTCGGCCAGCACGTCGCACAGGTAGCGCACGGCGTCCAAGCTGTGGTCGAACTCTTTCGTCGGCTCGTCCTTCTCTGGCTTCCAGACGTAGCTCTCAAACTCGTTCTGGTGGTCCAAGCATGACGGGTCGAGCGTGTAGCGCGGCAGCCCGTCGCCTTGCACCGTAAGCCGGTCCTGCACCTTGCGGATCCCGTCTAGCACCTTGCCCTTGCCGCCCATCGCCGGTAGCCCGCTCGCCGTCAGTTGCGCGATTAGCTCCGGGGCTGCCTCGTCCACCGCTACTACGTCCGCCCGGCTCTCGCTGTGCCATCGGCGCGCCGTTGCCACCACGGTCTCCCGCATCTGGCCGCGCTGATAGAACTCTCGGAAACAATGCCATCGCCCGTCGTTGTCCTCACCAATATCGAGGATGACCGCCGGGTTCGTAAAGCCGTCGTCTATCGCGAGGTAGAACCGCTTCATCTCGCTCCGCTGCCGCGTCCTCACGTGGATCGTCGCGTCGAAGTTGTCGTATACCGCCCCTTCCGCTGTCGCCCAGACGCCCTCGAACAGCCGCTTGCGCCGCACCCCAGTAAGCCTGCTTAGAGAGTCCAGCCGGCGTTGTGCGCCAGGCAGCACGGACCCTCCAGCATCGTAGATGGTTGGATTGTCCTTGTGGGTAGCCGTTAGAAGCTTGAGCGCGCCAAGCTTGGCTAGCTCTCGTATCCAGTGCCGGCTTCCGCTCGGGTTGCAGTCCCCGAATAACTGCGGGTATTTGACGACCGCCGCCCGGCCTGTGCAACGCGTGCTAACGGTTTCCCAGTCTTTCTGCGTGATTTCTTCCGCTTGATTGATGTAAATCGAGTCGCGCTCGCTCGATAGCGCCCGCTCCGGGTTGTCTAGCCCGCCTACCCACACTACCGAACCATTGCTGTAGGTGTAGCGCGTCGGCGTCGCGCTGCCGTGGATGGTTACTGGCCAGCCTTTGACTAGCCGGTTGAACGTCTGGATCACGCTGCCCGCCATGCTCGCGAACGTCTTCCGCATCATCGAGTGCTGGCTGCCTGGGTAGCGAATGCAAGCCGTATGCAGCTTGGCGCAGCAGGCGAACGTCTTCCCGGTATCGCCTGGCCCGGACACTATAACCGCCGGTTCTTTGCTCGTGTAGATACCGAGGTTGCCGCCCCGTAGCTCCACGCCACGCGGGTCGCTCTCGTCGGCTACTATGCGGCATCGGCTCAAGGCACGTCCTTCCCGTTGACACGCACGATGAACTCCAGCTCCGTGCCCTCGGCAGCCTGGACCTCGTGGACCTCGACCGGCTTCCCGTAGGCGTAGTGCAGGAGGACTTCGGGTTTGTCCTTCGCTAGCCGGTTGATGATGGTTTTAAGCCTCGGCTCTTTTTTGGTTGGGTTGCCTTCGTCGTCCTTGACTACGCCGACCTCTTGTAGCCATTCGCGCAAGTAAGCGCCAAAGGCGAACTGTTCGCGCTGCCGCCCGAGGCGCGCTCCGTGCGGGTTGCCGGTCTGGCCTGGCTTGAAGCCTTTGCCAGTTATGCCCCCCGGCATCTTTTCCCGTTTCTGAACAACGGCTGGCACGTTGCTTTTCCCGTTGCCACCGTTGCCCGCCCCGTTGCCCGGCTGCGGCTGCCCGTTGCTGTCGTTTAGAGTTGTCATCTGCTTTCCTTGAACCAGCTCCCGACGTGTCGCCTCAGGCTTCTTAGGTTGCACTCTACTGGGTTGTGGCCCGGCGTTAGCGCGATGAGCTGCTTCCCGCGCTGCACCAGCTTGGCCTTAACGAGTACCGGTGGTATGCCGTAGTTGAAGCGAACGGTATCGCCGGCTTGGACTTTGACTCCGTCGTCGTCTTTCATTGCTTCTGGGTGGCCAGCCACGCCTTGATCTCGCGGATGCTTAGGGCGCGCATGTCCTCAGACAGGAACAAGGCGGCCAACGAGTCGCGCAGCCGTATCACGTTCAGCGCCTGGGCGTCGGCCCTCATGCTCTCCTTGATGGCTACGGCGCGCCACTCGGCTACGTCGCCGGTGTCGAAGCCTTCGTGGACGTCGTTGATCAGGTGGTTGACGCGCTCCTCGGTGATGCGAGCCACCAGCGGGGTGCGCTTGGGTTTCTTGGCGGCAGCCCTGGCTTCGCGCTGGCGCTTGGCGTTCTTGGCGTTGCAGGCTTCACAGCACTTCGAGTAGCCGCCCACGCCGCCGTAAAGCTGGCACGGTTCGCCGCACTTGCATAGGTGGATTTTGGTCATAAAGTTTGCTTTCAACTATCGCAAGCGCGCCCGCCTTCTTTGCGGGCCAGTTCGTCGGCGGTTTTGTCATCTACTATCCGCACAGTGAGGATGCCGGTCTCGCGCTCGCCACGGGCGTCCAGCACGATGTTCACGTTGCCCGCTGCAACTTTGTTCACGTCGTCCATCGTCAGTTGCAGCTCGGTCTTGCCGCACTTCAACATTATCAGGGCGGCGATTTTATGCCATTGGTCTCTGGCTTGCCGGACTACCTTGTGGTTTGGGTTCAGTTCCATATCACGATCCTACGATGTTTCCGTCGTCCCACTTGAACTCCGCGACTGGGAAGTGCGCCGAGCACCCGACGCAGTAAGTTGCCCCGTAGAATTTCGGGTCGCGGGCGTAAGTCTCCGCCAGCGCAATGCCAATCGTTGTTGCTACGCCGCACTTGTTGTGGACGTATGTTCGCCGCACTGGGCGTATGAAGCCCTTGGCGCGCTCTTCTTCGGACAGAACGAGGTAAACGTCCGCCTGCGGCCCTGGCTTCTCTGGGCCGGTGTAGCGCGTTAGCTTGGGGTTGTTTGGGTCGGTTGTTAGGCTCATATCGGTCCTTGTATCCGTGTCGATCGGCACTTGCGGCCCACGGTCTCGTAGCCCTTGCGGTCGCCGTTCGGCATTACTTCGCGGTAGTCGTCCTCGTACGTCTTGCTCTGGAGCGCCCGTAGCACCGCCCGGGCGTCCCGCTGCCAGAATTGCGGCTTCTCGCGCTTGAGCCGCTCGATCTCGGCCAGTAGCTCCTGCTTGGTGCGGTCTGGTTTCATGCCGGCTCTACGCAGTTAAGTGGTAAACAAAACCATAATCCGGCGTCGTTGACTCCTGAGACCGCAAACATTAATTCGTTATCGGCAAAGAACGTGGTTAGCGAACCAACTCCAAACTCCAAACCTACCTTGCAATCTACGTTTCCTTCGGTTGGCAATTTGACCACCCGCAGTTTGTCGCCCGGCTTCGGGCAACGCCAACCCTTTGTGGCTGCTTGGTTGCTGGCGGCTAGAGCCACCCGCTCAACCCTGTCGAGGAGCGTCTCGGGGGTAACTGGGTCGTCGTTAGGGTACCTCGCGTCGAGCACTGCCGCGATGTTGCGCAAGTCCTGTTCGAGGTTCTGCTTTTCCTGTTTCAGCCGGTCGTTCTGTTCAAGTAGCTGGTCGGTCAAGCCCGGCACGCGCTCAATCCTGGGTTCAGACACGTTCGGGGCTTCGGTTTGGCGCTGTGCCCGCATCAGCGCCAGCAGTAACGCCGCGCCTTCCGCGTTAACTTTGGAAGCTAGTATTTCGGAGATTGATTGTCTTTCTTGTGTTTCCATAGATTAGCTTTCTTGAACGCACTCACACCGGCACTTGTCGCAGCAGTTGCAAGTGAACCTGGAGTTGTCCGGCTCGCGGCTGCACGGCTTCAGTGTCCTAGCTGGCGCTCCGCAGCCGCACCGTTCAACCGCATTTACGACAGCAGCAAACTTGGCCTCTCGCTGCTGGTCCGCCCGTGCGAACGCTTCGTATTCAGCCCAGTAGTCGGGCCACGCCGTCTTGATCTTTTGGAGGTTTATGGAGTCGGCTTGGAAGCCCGCTTCGGCCAGCGCCTTAACGAACCCGCCGCCGTGCCGTTTCATCGCGTGCAGGACTTGAACGTCTTCGACTTGGTTGTCGGCTGCCACGGCTTTAATTAAAGCGCCTTCGTTCACTTTTGCAAAGCTTTTTCTTGCGGCAGATAAGATTGTGTTTGGTTCATTCACATGACATGGACCAAATCGAGTCTCCATTGGGTCTGGATATGTTGGCATTTTTATGCCTCCCATCCTGGCAGCCACTTGATAGTCCTCTGGATTGAAGAACTTTGAGTTTGCATCCGCGCTCATTTCTTCGCCCTCGTCTTGCTCCCCGGCTTCCGCCCGAGCGTGTGCGCAGGCACGGGCTTCGGCAGCAGCGGCAGCGACAAGAGCGTCACTTCGGCTTCCTTCGTGATCGGGATGTCGCCCCGCTCCCGCTTGTTCACCGTCATCGGGTGGACGCCGAGGAGCGGCGCCACCTGCTGCACTGTGCCCCGGGCCAGCCGGGCCTTACGATACTGTCTCGCTGTCATGTTTCCTTTCGTCTTGTTCCAGTTGCTTGAACTCTACCTGCCCGTCCGTCAGCTTCCATTGCCGAACCGAGAGTTCCCTGTTCAGCTTCTCCGCTACCTCGCGCCACCGGTCGCCACGCTCCCGTAGCTCGCGCTGCTTGTCCAGCGACGCGCCGAGCTGGTCGGATAGCGTCTCGCCACGCTTCCAGTAGTCGGCTAGGGCTTGCTCGTAGGTGTCGCTCACGGCAGAACCTCCTGCTGCTGCCATGTCTTAGATTCCTTCCAGACCAAAACCCACCTCACTTCCGGGTAGAGCGACGCTGCCACCTTGAGGTTCTCAAACCCGCCTCGGAACGCGTGCGGTCCTTTGACTTCATAGCACGTTAGCTCGGTTGGCTTCTGTGTCCATCCAGCAAACAACACGAAGTCCGGCTTGTACCATATCCCATTGCCTAGCTTCCATCGGAGCGCCTGAGACCAAATCATCGTGCTTGGATAGCACTCTTGAAGCTTGTAAAGCCACTCCGTCTCCAATTTGTTTAGCAGCGGCTTCTTGTCCTGCCTGATCCGCTTCCCCTCCGCCGCCAGCGGCTTGCCTGGCCTGCTTACCTCCACAAGCGGATTCTCACTCGGGTGTAGCTGCGGCTTGCCGGCCTGAACGGTGGCGACGTGGACCGGCCCCGACAAGTTGTTCGTCTTGACCTGCGACCCGACCGGAAGCTTCGTCTTGCTCCAGCTACCGTCCGCGTTCTTCACATAGTGCTTTGCCCTTAAATCTTCTTCGTTCATCAAAACAGTCCTTTCTCCGCTCTCGCCAGCCGCTTCCGGTAAAGCCGCATGTAAGCCGTGTGGTATTCAGCCCCGATCAGCCCTTTCAAGCTCGGGTGGTTCTGGTAGCCGCTCGCCTTGCTATACTTCCGCATGAACCTCGGCTCGGTCCGGTGCGTCGAGTGCCGCTGCTTCGGCTGCCGCTCCCTCCACGCTCGCTGGTGCTTCCGGTTGTTCCGCCGCCAAGCGTCGATCGGGACGCCGCGATAGTTCTTCGGCTTGAACGCCACCAGCCCGGTGCGAATCGCGTTCTGGACAATCCTTTGACACTCGGCTGTTGTCATTGAGATTTTTTGTCACGCTGCAGCCGATCTATTTCGGCGGCGATCAGTGCTCCGGCCTTGACCAAATTACGAATTGGGTCTTGGCTAGGCTTCCACCATTCCATTGACCAAGGCCAATCATGGCGAGCCGTGCAAATCATGCTGCCTTCGAAGTAAACCGGGCTGTTGTGTGTTGAAAGGTAACTCGCAGCCGCAATGCTCAACTCTTTGATATGATGATTGTCGTCGTGCCTTGCGCTCCATCCCTCTTTCGAGATTTGCCGCAAGCGTTCAGCCGCTATTAGTTCAGCGCCAGTTAATTGATTGCTCATAGTAGTTCCTCCTGCTTCAATACCCGCACCCAGCGCCACGCCACTGCGCTCTTGCCACTCGCGTTCCGCCGCCGCACGCCGCTGTCCTCCGCCTTACCTTGCGCCACCAGCTCGCTAAACCTCGGACGCATTGCCAGCGGGCTCACGCCAAGGAACGTCGCGGCCTCGTCCGCCGTGCAGTTCTCGAACCGCTGCAAGATCCGCTCGGCTTGCTTGCGCAGGACGCCTGCCGGCATCCGCTCTAGCTCGGCTGCCTCGCGGCTTGTTTCAGTCGTTGTTGCTTTCCAGCCCGGTGCTTCCGGGTAAGTCATTGTCGCGTTCATTAGAACAGTCCTTTCTGTGCCGCCTTCTTCGGCGCTCGCGGCAGCTCGATCTTCCGGTCCGCCGACGGCTTCTCCGCTTCCAGGCAGCCGCGCCGCGCCGCCTCGATCCGCTCGTCCATCTCCAGCCGCGTGCTCTCCATCAAGAACGGAAAGCTTTTCCGAGTTGGTAGCGGGCCGCTTAGTTCGTCGCTCATAAGCTAGTCCATCATCGTTGAAAGCTCCGCCATTGGTTTTGGTGTATCTAGCGCCAGAGTTTCCTGCTCGCTTGAACCACCTAGCGCGGCTTTGACGTTCATCACCGCTTGCTTGAAATAGGACGGCTTCAACTCGATTCCGATTCCAAACCGACCGAGCAGAACCGCACCGTAAACCTCACTACCGACACCCATAAAAGGAGTCAGCACTTTCTCGCCGGGATTACTCCAGAGAGTTACGATGCGTTCAATTACGTCTAGCTGCAACGGATGAACGTGCTTCTCGTCTTCTTCGTCTCGCGCCGCTTTGAACGGCATTACCCGATCAATCCGAACGTCATCCCAGAAAGCTGACGCATACTGCCGCCAAATCCAATGAGAGAATCGGTTCTCTGTCTGTTTTCCGGACCAGTTCCGATACGCCTGAATATCCGCCGGCATTTGACGTTCACCGGCGTATGATGAAAGTCCGGTCGGGTGCGCAATCGGAATTGTGTTTTCGCCTTTGCGACGGAACACAAGTAAGTAGTCCGCCGATGCATTCGCGCACCGCGACGAATCATCTACAATCGTTTTGTGAGCGAGATTCTTTTGCATCGTCCGGTTTCGGACGCCTAGCGGCTCTTTCCAGACGCAGTAACGGGCGATGTAGTTGAAACCAATCTCTTCGTGCATCCGGATGATATCTCCCGGGAAGTCTTTTAGGTTGTCGACTCCAGTATTGCTTAGTGGAACATCACAGCAATGCACCGCTGTCATCCTGCCAGGTAGTGTGATTCGGAACAGCTCCCTCACAACAAACTCGTATTGTTCCATGAACTGCTTATAGTTGTCGCAGTTCGACAGGTCTCGCGGGTCGCTTGAGTAGATGTAAAGCCCGGCGAACGGTGGCGAATAGACGGATAGGTGGATGCACTCTTTTGGTAGCTTCTGCATCACCTCGATACAGTCTCCGTTGTAGAGCGCGTAGCGATCTTCGATTACTTGATTTTTAACCATGATGGGATTTTTTCTTTGGTTGTTCCGTTGTTGGTTTTTTCGATATGCAAGGCATTGTTCATCTCGGCCACTAAATTACTAAACATCCTATCTGCCTGACTTGCCTTGCGCTGCAAATTCTTTAAGACGTTCAACTCGCCTTCGGTCGTAACCACGTCCACGGTCACGGGATTCTTTTGGCCAAACCGCCAACAGCGGCGGACGCCTTGGTAGTATTGCTCGTAACTATGGGATGGGAAAAATAGGACGTGAGAGCATTGCTGGAAGTTCAGACCGAAGCCGGCGATCTTTGGTTTTGTAATGAGCACGCGCACCTTACCATCCTCGAATCCCATTAAACGCTCTTCCTTTGCTTCGTCGGTGTCGTCTCCGCTGACTTGCACCGCGCCGGGTATCAGCTTCTCAAGCAAGTCGCCTTCCTGATTCAGATGACACCAAACAAGCGCCGCGTGTTTGCCGTTCACAAGACTAGCCACCTTTTCACACCGTTCCGTAATCGAACGACGCCGCTCGTCACGTTGCTCCTTCAAACCGTGAGCTGGCAACGCGAATAGCATCCCGTCCGCCAATGACTTCACGTTCACATTGTGTTGGCGTTCCAATAGTGGCGGGAGAACAAACTTTGTATCTTCAAACCCAAGGTCTGACGGCTTGCGAATTGCCCGTGCCCACGAGCAAACCCACTTCCAAAACGGAAGCTCGGCGTGGCCTTTGAACCTCCACTTTACTTGATCTCCAAACCGCTTCCCTCCAGCACCGTGTCCACCGCCACCAGCCGCACAGGAGTTTTGGTCGTTCTTGAAGAACTTCCCGAGCATATCCATGTGCCCCATGTAACCAAGCGCCTCGCTCGATGTTCCAAGTTCAACATAATCATTCGGAGCTGCCGTTGCCGTCGCTAGCAATCGGAATTGCATCTTGCGCATGAATACCGTGATCTCTTGCTTGTGAACCCCTTTGAAGGATTTTAGGATGCTAGACTCGTCGCAGACCGCGCCGCCAAAGTCGTCTGGGTTGAACTTGTGAAGCTGTTCGTAATTTGTGATCGTGATATTCGGCTTAACAGTCCCGTCGTTCGAACGGTGACACTCAATCCCAAACTTCTCTCCCTCACGAATGTGCTGCGCGGCCACCGCCAACGGAGTGATGATTAGTGTCGGCTTGTTGGTTTTGCGCCGCATATTCTCGGCCCATACAAGCTGCATCGGCGTCTTGCCAAGGCCGCAGTCGGCAAAGATGGCCGCCCTCCCTTTTCGTATTGCCCATTCAATCAACGACTTTTGGAAGTCGAACAGAAAGTCTGGCATCCATAGTGGATCAAACCCTGAGTTGATTCCACTTTGTGACTTGCTCTCAATAAATGTTTCGTAGTCTCTCATATCAGTTTCATTTGACCGCCTTGACCGACGCCGTTTGCCAGTTGGTTAAACGTCCACACTTTTGCGCTCTTCAACCGCGACCGCTTCTTGCGGACGCTCAGCCCCTTGGTCGTCAACTCGAACACAAACAAAGCGTAGTCCGGATCGCCATTCGACAAGTTGCCGAACTGAATCTCGGCAACCACCCGGCCTCGCGCCCGCCGCTTCCACTGGCTGCGCGGCTTCCATTGGCTACGTGGTTTCGTGATCATACTTATACCGCCTTGGCCCGCCGCAGCGCCCGCAGCCCGGCTTCGCCACGGGACTCGATGATGAGGTTGCGCGGGAGTTCGGTCGGGATGGACTTACGCTGCGGCTTCTGGCCAGGCCTCGGGTTAAGCTGCCGGGCGTTGGCGTGGGCGCCAACCGACTCGATGATGTGCTCGCCGCCGTCCAACAGGACCACGTCGCCGGTCTGGAGGGTGGTCTGGTTCTTGAGTAGTCCGCTCATACGGTTTTACCTTTCTTCTGAAATTCAGTATCAACCATTTCTTTGAACCAACCTCGATATTTAGAGAAGCTGGCATCCCGCGCAGCAGCCCACGCAGCATCCCACGCAGCAGCCCACGCAGTATCCCACGCAGCAGCCCACGCAGCAGCCCGCGCAGCATCCCACGCAGCAGCCCACGCAGCAGCCCGCACAGCAGCCCACGCAGCATCCCGCGCAGCAGCCCGCGCAGCAGCCCACGCAGCATCCCGCGCAGCAGCCCGTATGGATTCATCGCCTGTTTTTAAGTAGCGGACGACAATCTCCGGCGCGTCTTTCCAGAGCGGTAAAACATCCAAAGCGCAACGTCTCGCAAATGCTCGCATCACCTCAGTTGCGTCAATGGTCGCCACTATCTTGCGCTTGTTCGATGCCACCTTATCAACCGGGTCGCCGTTAGCAATTATCACGTCGCCTAATTCGACAAGATGAAGCTTTCCGCCTTTCGCGTATTGCATAGCGTCGAATGGGTGATCGCTGGCGTGCAAGCCAGATTCGCATGGAACGACTTCGCCTTTGTGAACCAGCCAATCGCCTATTTGGGGAATGGCCGAACCATCGCGCAGCGTGTCCCCTGTGAAGTGGTAATAAAGTTTAGGTTTCATAGTTCGTTAAAGTTTGGCTGCCGCTCCGGTAGCCCGGATGCCGGCAGCCGCCCCACGCCGAGAATGCGACTTCAAGCGGCGGGGGAAAGTTGGTTTGCCATCCTGCCGAGGGATTCCGCGCCAGCCAGCACGGAGCTTCCTGCCCCGGTTTGTTTTGCTGTCGTCGCGTTCATCTGGCTTTATTAAAGCTTAAAGCTTTCGGTTTGCAAAGCTTTATTTTCAACTATTTATACCGGCCCGCAACCCGTTGCAGCCGCGCCGCTTGCACCACCTGAAATCTTTCGCCTCCACGCCTCGCTGTAGTTTACCTCGGCCTCGATTCCCGGGTTCGCGCACCGCTCGCACACGTCCGGCTCGTCCGCCCCGCACGTCCACTCGGCCATTCCGAGCACCTCCGCCCGATACTCCGCGCTGGCGGCCAGTTGCTGCCCGACGCTGCCGCTGCCAAGCACCATCTCGCGTCCGCAGCGGTCGCAGGTGGCGGTGACGGTCTGGCCGGTGACGGTGATCATAAGGCTTTGATAATTTGACGAGCGAGGTATTCGGAGAACACTGGCGGGATTGCTTG